TTGCTCGGGCTGTACTTGCATCGGCATCGTCAATCAATGAGCGCCCGTAAGCACTTAAATCAGTGGTTGCGTACGTGTCTGATGCCGTGGTGTAAATTGTCTGATTTGCGCTTGTCGCCAAGCCCGAAATAGACTGCAAGCCAGCGTCATAGGCTTGTACGTCTGTGCCGATAGCTACGCCTAAGTTGGCTCGTGCCGTGCCTGCGTCAGATGCTCCGGTGCCGCCGTCTGCTACGGCTAAATCGGTGATGCCTGTGATGCTGCCGCTTGTGATTGTGGCATTCCCGAGCGTTGACGTGCTGGACGTTAATGAACTAATACCTGCGATAGTGCCGCCTGTAATGGCAACAGAACTTGCTGCCTGAACAGCAATGGAGCCAAGGCCGAGGGTGCTACGTTGTGCGGCGGCATCGGCATCATCGAGTAGTGCGCGTCCCGCTGAAGTGCAAGTAATTTCTTCTACGTTGCCAGCGCCGGCGCTAAATCGCCCCAGCAACTTATCAGTGCCACTTGTTTGTTGAATCTTGGCGTAGGTAACAGCATTATTGACAAGTTCGCCTGTATTTACGGCATTGTCTGCAATGGCGTCTGCCGTAACAGACCCTGTGGCTAATTGATCTGCAGTGATTGCATCATCAGCAATTTTGGCAGTTGTAACAGAATCGTCGATTAAGGCAGCCGTATCAACTGAACCAGTAGCTAATTGCGTTGCGGTGATCGAGTCGGTGGCAATTTTGGCGCCAGGAACGCTGCCATCGGCCAAATTAAGTTTGGCATATACAATTGTGGCATTTGCAATTTTATCGTTGGTTACAGCACTTGCGCCGATCTTGGTCTCAGTGACTGCACCAGTGCCTATTTTTGCTTCCGTAACGGCACCGTTAACAATGGCTGCAGTGTCAACAGCATCATCCGCTAGTTCTGCTGCGCCAACGGCATTGTCTGCAATGGCAGCAGCATCTACCGCACCAGCTTGAAATTTGGCTGAAGTAATTGTGCCGTTGGCAATTTTGGCGGCAACAATGGCAGAGTCGGCAATAGCTGCAGTGCCAAGGCCCGCCGCGTCGATTTTTGCCGTGGTAACAGCATTTGCGGCAATCTTTCCTGTTGTGACAGCAAGGTCTTCAATACCAGCGGTCGGCGCAACAACTTGCTGGTAAACGCTACCGTCGTAAATTTTCAGATATTTTGTACTGCTATTGACATGGCCACGCCCTTCAAAATTATCAGTGACAGGCTCAGTCGGGCCGTAGTTGATGCTGGAGTCGTTTGCCAGTTTGGCGGCCGTGATCGCGCTAGTTGCGATTGCAACAGTGCCGATTTTGGTGGCGCTGCTTTGATTGATTTTGGCAATGTCGATGCTAGAGCTGTCAGCAAGCGTCGCGCCAGCCTCGAACAAGTCTTTGGCCGTAACCTTCTTGGTTTCGCTGGCCGAAATGTCAACAATAGGCAGTACGTCCGTAGACGCAACATCAGCCTCCGACAGTTGCGTTAATTCTGTAATCCGCTGGTCAGCCATCGGCCCAAGTTACGGCAAGTCTGTTAGCAGTCTAATCGGTTACCTCAGTAAGCAGGAAGTCAAGGTTTTGCTGCAAACGCAAACGATCCGTGTCTTCCTTGAGGATGTAGCCCGAAGGCTCGCCAATCAACAGGCGAATTTCGCCGGTGGTTACAAAATCAATAGCGCACGAAATAACGTTGTCTTCACGCACTTCGATGCCCGAGCGCGTGACCATTGCATTGAATTCGTAATAAACATCACTCACGCCAGGGTTTACATCGTCTTCAATAAGCTGCAAATAACAGCTAAATTCACTGCCAATATCGGTACGATTGATCAGTTGCAGCATTAGTAGCGAATTTTCAATTAAACCGCTATTTTGCACATTAAATAGGCAATCAATAGAACCAGAGCCGCTAATCAATCCAGCCGAATACATCTTTTTGAACCGATCGGACATGGTTGTTGTTTCCATGGCCTCTCTATCTGTATTGAAGCTATAACCCCTTACGTCGCCAAGCACGCGCTCGACTGAGCCGTAAATTTGCACGTCAATCGGCAATGGAGCGCCGGCAAAGGCTTCCAGTGGATATTCGACTGAACGATCGTTATTGATTGCAGCACTAAAAGTTTCAAAAAAGCGTATGCCGCCGATTGCATTGATATTGATGTAAGCGACCACCATTTTTTGAGTGGCCCCACCGCCGAAAGGCCATGTGGATGGAGGCAAAAAGTCCAGGCCGCGTGCGTCACTGGTGGTGATGACCACTTGATCGCCAGTGAGTAGGTTTTCGATGGAACCATCGAAACCCACTCGATTGAGAATAGTGTTTACGTCTGCGGGTCGTATAGACGACTTAAAAACGCCAGCAGCCTTGCGGCGAAGTTTAATTTTTCCCTGGTGACCGAGGAAATATGTCATGCGTCAATGCTTTCGCGGAACGGTCCGTCAACCGTAAACTGGATGGCCACAGAACTCAGCTCACCGGTGCTGACAGACAAAGATGCGTTTGTGATGTAAGCGTTCAAAACAATATCGTCCTTGATGTCACTTCCTCCACCCGGTGTATTACCCACGCGAAGCATCATGCCAACGCGATCTGATTCCGTCACTCCAGCGGTGCTAGTTTTCATGATCTTGTTCAAGAACTCATCAAACTGCACGCCTGGTTCAGTGCTTGTCGTGCCCTCTCGCCTGTAGTACAAGACAGTTGCGCTGCCGGTGGCGCTCACAGAGCCGGGAGTGTATGACTTAACTGCGGTATCGACAGTGGTGGTTTCCAGCAGTTCCAAACTGGTTTCCAAGGACCAGTCACGGAGTTTGAGCGCCTGTTGAGTGGCGGATGGGTCATAGCCGCCGCTGCCCACTGGAACAAGGAACAAGGCGCCAGTGCGTCCGGTGTAAAAGGCCATGATCAATCGTGGTCAATGTACTGATTCTAGCGTCGGACAGTAAAAAGATTGTCGCTGAAGTCGGAGATCAAAGCATTGTCGCTTGGATCACAAGGGAAAATGGTTGCTTTAACTGTCACCTGCCCTTCTTCGTCCATTTGCACGTCAGACACTCGGAACACGCGTTTGGTTTTTACAGTTGTGCCAAGCACAAACATCCATCCTTCTCGATTGGCCAAACTGGGAGCCATATTGTTTTCAATAGCAACGCTACTCGATATGACGTCGTTTCCGCTGCGATACAACAAAATGTTATACACGCCATTGCGTACTGCATTATCCAGCGGAATGTTCAGCGAGCCGCTTGCGCCAACCATGCCAGTTTGGATGTTATCCCATGCGTTCAAACCGACGTCCACATAGATGTAAGAACCAGGGGAAATGGGACTGGTGGTGGGATAGGTTTTGAACTCGATAGCACTGCGTACATATCTGCGAATGTTGCACAGTAGCTTCCCGAATAAAATTGCTTGACGCTCTGTTGTGACGTAGGCGGATAAGTCAAAAGTTTCGCGCACTGCATTGTTTTCGTTTGTATCGCTTCGCTGTACGGAAAGTGATTTATTTACAAAAAATGTTCCGTTACTGTCCAATGTTCGGTAAATAACCGTGGCGATCATGTCTTGAACATTGGCGTCATAATCCATAAATTCTTCTTTGTAACTATCTTCCAAAATGTTGCCTTGGTTGAACAATGCTCCAATACTTACCCTGCGATTCATCTGCCCCGTGGCTGGGTTATATGGCACAGCGGGTATAAGTGTTTCGCGGCCACCGATTCGAGCAAACTCCAGAAGGCTGAACGGAGCCACATTTGCCCAAAATTCGCGCCAACTTTGACGGTCAGCAACCAAACCATCCATGAATAAAGCATTGGCCTGGCAGAAGCGTTTTGTGATTGCAAGTTGTCGTGTATCAACACCAGCCACCTCGGCATAATTGCCGATGCCGTCTACTTTGTCGATAACTGTATCCAAAAAGATGTCAGGAGCGAAGCACGTGGGGCCGTTTGGGGACAATGGATAATCAAGCGTGTTTGTATTCAACAAGCGAACGGGCCGGCCTTGCGTCACAAACGCAGTAAACGAGCGCATGTCCTGCAGGCTTTTTCCGCTAAATACATTGAAGCCTATTAAGGACAAACTGTTGTACAGGCGCGAAGTAAAACTTTCGCGCTGTTGTTCGCTGACTGCAGTAATGGCAAATTCCGGACCGCGATCAAAGCTGGTCGTCAGTTGCGTGTCGGCATCGAGATTGAACCAGTCCCATTCGTTTGTTCCGCCAGGTGACTGGTTAATAGGAGGCAGTGGGTAGGGATTATTTGCATCGCTATCCCTATAGAAGCCCGTAAAATATATGGCGGCCCCATTCGGCAAGGAAACAGTTGCAGCATCTCCTGCATTTTGAATGTAGAAATATCTAATTTGTCCAGTGGAAAGTTTTAGTTCAGGCCTTTCCGTGACTTCAGCTACAAAATCAATAACGGGCTCGAATTGGAATTGCCATTGCTGCGCTGTGGATCCACCGTCAAATTTAAGGTAGATGAAATTGTCTTGATCAGCGGCGCGACGCACTGCAAAAATACCTGGCACATAGCTCCAGCCTTGGCCCACCACGCGATAGCGCATTACAAACAAGGACACTCGCGTGTGGATGCCGTTGTCACTGGCTGGATATCCTGGGCGCTGTGCGCTGCCGTAAACCTGCTGCCTGCCAGAAATACGTCGAAATTGCTGGCATCGCATGGCAATATCGACAATATGGCACTTCGTTAAAGTGCTGTATGTGGCTTCTTCAATGCGTACCAAGGCCTTCAAAAAGTACAGGGCGTCGCTTCCCCTGTTAGCCGCATTTTCCAGCGAAATGAACGTATTTAAGGCGCCAATCTCCGTCGGGGTTAAATCGCGTTCCTTTACATAGGCAATTTCCGTTCTTGCGGGCTGATCGTATTCGTTGATGTAGTAGGGACCACCATCTTCAGGGTTCACCAGGATTTCGTAAGCTTGGCCCCGATAAATGCCGGGTGACGCCAGCATGGACTGTGCATTTACAACATCCGGCCTTTCATCGGCGGCAATAATCAAATCTACGGCATTTCTAGAGTCAAGGTATCTGCGATCTGTTTGATATAAAACTGATGTGTCGTTTATTTCGTCCGCCAGATACGGAACGACTGGCGCAATACCGCTTTCGATGCAGGTCAAATGGATGCCAAGATCGCCCTCGTCCGTGGATGTACCATCAATGCGAACCACGCGAAAACGAGCGGAGCCTAGCTTGAAGATGCCAGCATCATCAAAAATACTTGCATAACTACGCCGCGCATCCATTGCTGAATTAATAATGTCATCGTCAAAAGTGCCGGTAGATGGACTATCGGCGGTGGACGTAATGACAATGTGCATGGTGTCGCCAACTTGTATGCGCCCTAGACCACTGTCCATCCAAGAAAATGTGCCGCTGGCGTAGATGCCAATGCCGAGAGATGCTTTGTCGCCTGCACTATTGCGTAGATAAGTTTGGACGTTAATCGGCACTGGACTATATCCACCAAAGACAGTTGCGCTGCTTGGGGAATATGCTTGGCTGAACCCATCCACTCGCGTGTTTACGGGAGTGGGCTGCAGGCGATAAGGATTATCATTTGCGCCTCCGTATACAGTGGGGTCGCTGGCGAAGGCATAGGAGGTTTCGTTTCCAAAAGCGAGCGGTCCGGTGCCCCCACTTTTGAAATAGATCCATTTGTTTTGGGCGATGAGGTCGGTGATAACGGTTTGACCGAAAGCGGATTTGCTCGGGTCGATGGCTGTGATTGCACCACCAGAAAGCAGCATCAGCATCTGCAGTAATTGATTGCTGCCGTAACTGCGTACTGCCGACCACAGAAGAGACCCAGCCACGCGGACTCCACCATCGGGGTTGATGGTGCGGTTTGTATAGACCAACGGCACCGTATCCCCATACTTGCCAAGTTCTTGTGCGCTGTTGAAGCCAAAACGTGGCGAGAAACGTTGCTCGCGGGTTTGAGTTTGGCCCGCCGCAGTGGCAGCGATAGTCGGCACTTGAGGGCGTGGTGTTAGCAGTACGGATACCACTTGAAAAATAATACCTATAACTGCCAACACAATTGAAACAGGATCATTGCGTATGTCAAAAATCGTGCCAGACTTCGGATCTTGGTATTGCTGCTGAACGGCCAAGAAATCTAAGTAATCTTCCTTGCTGACCCCAAGGGCTGCAATCAAATCGTGCTCGTAGGGAAGTAGTTTGCGGGTCATCATTCCAGCCAAAACAGGCAGCCAGAGCGATAGGGCACGGCTGCTTTTACTACATTATGGTCCGGCCCAATGAAGATCAGACTTTCTTCGTCCAGGAACGTCGCCAAAGCTATTCCGTTTACGGCTTCCAGCAACGTGATGCTACCCAGTTGCGGGCGCTGATGGCGATGGGCATTGGCAAATAACCACTCGCAAATGATGGCTCGATTGAAAGTGTCGTCGGTGTATTTGTCATACATCCACGCGTATTCCCTGCTGTAATCTCGCAGTCCCAAGCGGCGATGGATTTCGCACGCCAGTTGGAAGCAGTCTGTTTTGCCGCTTCCGTCACCAGGACGGTTGCCCCAGCCGTACTGCAAGCCTATGAGATCGTTAGTGTTGATCATTGCAGCACGATCTGCGAATCCAGGGGCAATGGGCCAACCAGGTCGCGGGTCAAGGTGCGACTCGGAAAA